AAAACTCCTTCATCAGACAGTTCTACTGTCAGGGTGTTCTATTACGCAAGGCCAGAGCCGAAAACGGACAATACAAGCCGGATTGATCTTCCGGATCAACTGTTGCCGGCGGCTATACATCGTGCGGCAGCACAATTAATAAATTTAGATGGTAATTTACAATTAGGGTCAGGCCATAGAGGTCTGGCTAAAGCATTAGAAAAAGAATACATGGGAACAGATAGGGCGAGAGAAGCAATGCCTGATCTTGTTCCGCAACCACTACAAGACTTTGTAGGCAAATAATGGCATCAACTTTTAAAGCAATGATAGAAGATTTAACAGGGACAATTGATTCTCGTGTGGATTTAGATGAACTGCTTGTAGCCTCTGGTGCTATTGTTGCTGATGCACTCCCAATGTATCTTAAAATACAGCACGCACGAAAGCAAACGGTAGCTGATGCCAATGGATACGATATTAGAGGTAAGAATGTTATTGCAGTTGACCGGGAGGGCAATCCTTCAACATCTGTGCCTCCGTCTATGTCTGGTAAGTTATCGGATGTAAACAGTATGCATGCAGCATCTAACTTGAATCCGATGCACTTTATAGATTCAAATAATTTATATATCAAGCCAGACCCGGCAGCTGGTGGAGATGATGATGGTCATATATTTTACTTTTCTTATCCTGCTTTTTCAGAAGGTGATGTGAGCATAAATTATTTTCCTGATGAAGCAGAATATGCTGTAGTTCTATGTGCTGCGCTAAAAGTTTTGCAGACAAAATTAAATATACTGATCCATACAGATGAAGACCCGGAACTTGCCGGTAGTATGCAGGCGGAGATTGTAGGCATTCAGACTCTATATGATCAGGAGCTTAAAAGATTAGGAGGGGGGCGTTAATGCCTAAACAGGTACATCAGATAAACGATTTTTCAGGCGGGCTGAACAATGCTAACAGTCCACGTAATATTGAGAATAATCAATTTGTTAGGCTGGAGGGATTTTCTATTGGATCGAAAGGTATTTTGAAAACTGCCGGAAGGGGCAGGCTTGCCACTGAAGATGTGCAAGAACCATATCCTACTGCTGTAGCTTCAAATCAATCAGCCGGTAATAATACTTTTGCTTTTTCAACAGATCGTCATTACAACGGCAGACAGCTTGATGGAAACTATATTAGCGGTGAGCAATGGGTTGCTCATGCTGATCATCAAGGCACAAATAAAGTGCATATATTCGGCAGGTATAATGGTGGTTATACGGTAATAAGTAATATAACAGCTGCGGCTGATGCGGTTATAACCTGCGGTTCTCACAGTTTAACAACAAACAGTTATGTGCGGTTTACTGATATTGTCGGCAATATGGGGACAGATTTGTTGAACAATACAATTCATAAAGTAAAATCAACAGCTGACTCAACACATTTTACTATTGAAGAAGATACTCAAGGAAAAACATATTCATCAGGAGGAGTTGCCAAAGGCGGTCAGCCGGGCTACATCCATGCTAATGATAAACCACAGCCGATAGATGGTGGTAATGTTCAAGGGCAGGTAGAGTATACAATGGTTGATGGTGCATTGCGGATGTCAGATGCTAATTATGGTTATACAGATGAAACCTCTAAATGGTGGGGATATATAGAAAGAACGCTGTTTAAAAATACAAGCCAGACTGATCAAGTAGTAGCTGAATGGTATGCTGAAGAAGCGGAGTGCAGTAAACCTTCGGCATCTACTTTCAAACTGGCTGAAGATATCGGTTCTACAGGTGGGGCTACTTACAGTTATGACCCGGATATGTACGGTTCGGCGAGCAGTACGGATTATTTTTATGTGGATGAGGATACCATGGATGGAACTCTTTCCAATAATCCTACAATTAAACAAATAAATGTAACTGTTGAAGTAACTGATGAATCAGGCACTGGATATTTTACCGATGTAGAGGTTCAAGTTGGAATTACCGATGATGGTTCTTCTGGAGGAAGCGCTACTTTTGATGGAAGCAACTACGAAACATGGACTTTATCAGGTAGGGGTTCAAAAACTTATAATTTAACATGGTGTGGTGCTTGGGAAATCCCTGAATCAACTGGAGACGATGGAATACTCGCTAAATTAACAGTACCAGCTACAGTATCTTCAGGCATTATAGTGGATGTAACACAAATTCAATTATTAACGCAGACAGGAACTTGGGGCAACCATGCTGATCTTGGCGGGAATAATATTCATGTTGGATTTAATGAAGATACACTGGCAGGATCGCACGGCTGGGGCAGTGATTGGGAAATCGGTGTAAGTTTACTGTATGATTATCCGCGCAGGCAGGAGAGCTTGGTTACGCTGTGTACCAATGAAACAATTGGTGGTGATTCTTTTGTAACCTTGACAGAAGGCAGAGCGCCTGATATACCGATATTTATAAAATACGATAATGATCATGGGACTGCTGCTAATAACTGGCGCAAGCGCGTAACAGGATGCAAGTTATATATGCGCGAATTGAAAACACCAGCCAGCAGTGATAGGTCAGAATGGTATCCGCAGTTGGAATGTGATTTTATAGATGGTACTGTAAAGGCACTTGAAAGCGGCCATACAAAGACTGCTATTTATGATTCAACAAACAGCCAGTATATATTTACTATGCCAAAGGCCTTTTTAATAAGGCCGCACAGGAGATCATCGTACGAGATTGACAGCGGCGTTCCTGATGATGAAATAGCAACAATGGTACGGTATAAGACAGCAGTTGTTGCCAATCGCAGGTTATATGTGGGCAACATACTGTATCCTGTTTCCGGTGGTGGCATAGAAGCCTTGGGTGATACAATGATCAAGTCGGTTGTGAACAGTTTTGATATACTGCCTTTAAGCAATAAGATAGATGTTGCGATACGAGATGGTGATGATATTGTTAAACTTATGGAGTATGCTGATCGTATACTGCAGTTTAAAAGACAGACCCTTTATATCGTAAACATTGCACAGGACAATGAGTTTCTTGAAGCCACATATCCTAACAAGGGTATTCATGCGAAATCCTCTGCGACAAAAACAGATTATGGAATTGCATGGGTAAACAAGCACGGATGTTTTCTCTATAACGGCAGAAGCATTGTTGATCTTACAGTTGATAGAAAGGGGCAGAAAGTAATTGATCCTGAAGGATGGAAGGGATTTATCAGTACCAATATGAAATATCCTGCGAGTGTTGGTTATAGCCCTAAAGAAAAACTTCTTATTGTTGTTGGCAATGCTGGCGAGTTGACTTACAGGCACACTTATGTATATGATTTTAAGGTGGGTGCATGGTCATTTTCACCTTATGGCGCTACAGGAACCTCAACGAGAATGATAAGTAATTTTGTTAATCGGTGGGATGGTGAACTGATGTATACAAGCCACGGTACTTCATATATATACCAAACTGACATTTTTGAAACAAATTCGGATCAAGATACAGAATTGACATTTACGACAAAGGACTATACGCTGGGGCCGGTTAATAAGAAAAAGAAAGTTTACAACTTATGGGTTACATATAAAGCAACAGCAACGCAGACATCAGCAACTTCATTGATGAGTTATGCGGTTGATGGCAGCGGTAATTTTACAAATTTCGATACTGTTCATGTAGCCGGGGCGAGTGTGGCTACTTTGAGTGAAACTATTGAACCATTACTTGCGAACGCTGTTGCTATTGAACTGGATGAAGCTATTGCTGATACTACTGTGGTAGATATTGTGCTTGATGCAAATGGAACAAAAGAACTTGCCATTGGTGATTACATTAAAGTTGAATCGGAAATAATGAAAATAGTTCTGTTTGAAGGCACAGCAAATGTCAGGGTTGAGCGCGGTTCAATGGGAACTACATCTGCGGCACACGCCGATAATACTGTTGTATATGTGTTGCGCTGGAAACAGGCAAGGTTTGCAATAACTACACCTGTAAAATGTTACAGTATCCAGTTCAAGTTCCATCCAACAGTTGCCTCTGCGTTGATGTTTAGTGATTTTTTGGTAGAGTACAGACCGTTGTTTAAGGAAACAACATAATGGCTTATACAGAACACCGGGGATTTGATCCTGAAAATGTTGATGATGTGCGCGATCTTTACCGCGATCTTATGGTTGTAAAGAATAATGCCCAGCGTAAGATTTCTGTAAAGAAAGGTTCGCCGTCTTTGGCTGATGTTGAGGAAGGAACAATGTCTATTAGATATATTCCCGGGCAGGGTATGTTTCTATATGTAAAGTATTTAAATCGGCTCTATAATACAAGATTTGCAGAAGAAGGCCGCACCGGTATAACAAAAATAGTTGACAACACAAGTGGATCAGCAAACGGAGATATACTTGATACTTCTGTGAGTAATACTACTACTGACGACCTTTCAACATTAGCCGCCAAAATAAACGAAATAATAGGAAAACTATAATGGCAAACGGAAATTATGCACCATATCCCGATCCGATTGCACCGAGCTTTCAATCATTTGCTGAACGCCAACGGATGCTGATTGATGATGCGATA